CCTAGCTCAAACGGCATTCCTATTAAATCAGCGCAGCTGGACATTACTCGTGACAGGCAAGTGCCCAACAAGATTTTGGGTAAGGTGACGACGTGGCACGTCAGCTCCAACAGCATCCAAAATGGTGTTGACGCCAATGCTTACAGTTGTTTGGTCCCAGCGGCCACCGGATGTTTGGCCTGCATAACTATGAACCTTAGTCGTTGAACCGCCGGGATTATCAGGGTCAACTAGAACGACATCAACGTCAACGAACCAGCGGCCTTTTATGGCTGCGTCAATCCAGCTTTTACTTAACTCGTTATTGGGAAAGACCAAGCTTGCGTCTGTACCATCTCCGCTTCGGTTTACCGTGACACCGCTAAATCCAAAAGGCAAAAATACATGAGAGATTGAATCAAAACTAACGCTTTGCTTTATGTAGAAGTTCTGGAACGCATAAAGCGGAGTGCTGTAGTTCCCATAATTGTTGCTGGCCGGATCACCGCTTTCGCTTCGTGGCGCAAGACGAACAAAATTTGCAACTGCAAGCGTTGTCACACCCCAAGCCTCCTGCGCGTGCTGCTACTCATCTGTAAGCGCCGTAAAGTTTGCTGCTCACCCTGTTTAGCACCTTGTTGAGCCGCTTGCCTCATACCGGCTTGGAATTGATCAGCGGTGACATAATCAACATTGTTGATGCGTTCCACGCTATAACGCACGTCGATTGGTGCGGCAACTGCTGTTCCGCTACCTTCGCCACTGGCGCCGCCTTTACCGCTTTCGGGAATAACAGAATTGCCGCGAGCACCACGCGAATAGCGCATCATGCTTTCCTTCATTTTGCTTTCAGGAATAACGTATTCCGGCTCAGAGCCTTCGCCAATGATTGCATTGGTCGGCTTGTTAACAAAACCACCTTCGGCGAAAAAGCTTTTATCTAGATCAAAAGGACTTGAATCGGAAACATTAAGATTTGGGCCGCCAAAACCAGCCCCCTTAGGCATTGAAACGCCAAGCGCTTTCATGATAGTTCCGTACAAAATCATTGCAAGCTGCTGAGCAATGATTTTTGTCGCCATCTCAAGGAAGTGCTCAGCAACGGCCGACATCATGTCAGCCAATGCTTCTTCACCTGATTTTGCTCCTGTAATCAGTGAACGGAACGAATTTGCAAATGCATTGCTAATTGCTTGAGCACCTGCAGCAACTTGATTTTCAAGCTTGACCAACTCTTCAAGCTGTTGCTTCATTTGATAACCGGGATCAGCCTCAAGCTGTTTCTGAAGAAGTTCTTGACGCGCTTTTTCTTCTTCTGCCAAACTTTTCAGCGCATTGTCTCTTTCTTCTGCCTGCTGCCGATCAATATCTATATTTTTCTGCTTAAAGGCAAATAAAGCCTCTTCTAACGCATTGCGTTTTTCAAGCGGCAGCAAATTATCCTCTGCAATTTTTTGCCTTTTGATCATTAGCTCAAGCGTTGCAATTTCAAGTTCATTGCCAGCCAATTGCTGCTCGCGAAGATCCTTATTCAGTTCATATAAACGCTGCGACATATCAACACGTTCCTTTGTTGCCCTAGGTCTTGCGCCGCGAGATCTACCTGTGCGCTTAGGCAATGAAATGGGTGTTGGTAAAACAGGTGTTGGTGGAGTAACTGCTGGTTTTCCATCTTGAGCTTTTTTGGGCTTTCCGCCCACCATCATTTCAGACAAACCTGGAATTAAATTCAATCCAAACGTCAATGGGCCAAATTTGCTGATTAAGTCATTGACTTGAATTAACCGATCAAGCACTGGGCCTAGAACGCCTGACAAACCAGAAAAAGCAATCGTTAGGTTATCAATAGTTGTAGCCCATGTTTCAATGCCAGTTGTTAAATCATTAACAATGTCCAAGACGATTGGCAGTGCTAAATTGCCAATTGCAACTTGAAGGTCTTCTGTTCTGTTCGTTAAATTTTGCATTTGCTGCTGCGGCCCTTTTAGGGATTCCGCAAGCTGATCTGCACCTTCTCTTTCAATTCTTTGCAATGCTCGGATAACGACATCAGAAGTAATCATTCCTTCTGCTGCATAAGCTCTTAATTGGCCTTGAGCAATACCAGTCTCTTTGCTGATTGCAGTAAGGATTCCTGGAACTTGTTCAGAAATACTATTAAACTCATCTCCACGCAAAGCACCTGATCCAAGCGCTTGAGCAAGCTGCGTGAATGCGTTTTCAGCTTCGACTGCAGTAGCACCACTTAGCCGTGCAGCTGTATTAAATCCGTTGTAAGTGCTGACAATTTCCTCAAGCGAAGTCCCTACTGGTCGCAATCGTGCATAAACATTTGCCAAGGCTTTATTGGCTGTTGTTTGACTTTGACCAAAATTGACAGAAGCATTAGCGGCAGCCTGAGAAAGTGCTTCTACTTCGCCATATCCTTTTGCTAATGCTTTAATTCGACGCTCTGATTCTGTTCGAGAGATTGCTGCATTGACAATGCTTTGTGCTGTAGCAAATGACGCATATCCAATGGCCGCACTCTTGACGCTAGAAGCAAGAGAATCAAAGGCTTTACTGGTTTGTTGCGCATCACGGCCAGCGCCTCTCAGCTTTTGAGCTATTTTGCGTATAGCGCTTTGAGCTTTATTAAACGCCGCTTCAACCCTTTTGGTCGCAGCCTCAACCTTTCGCAAAGGATTGATCGCCTTGGCAGCGCTAACAATCAGCTCAACGTTGGATACTGCCACGATCTAACAAGCGCTCTTTACATATTATCGCCGCATCCTGCTGCGCTGCTGTATGCGCTCTTGCTCTTCTCCTTTCAGCGCAAAATAAGCCGCATAATAAATCAGCTCCGCATCGGTTAATTCCGTGCGAAGCCGACTAACTGTCATCCCCAACTCGCAGGACAGAAAAAACTCAAAATTGAGCCAGCTATCCTGCTTTAATCGTTTTTTGCTTCGTCAAGCCCTGCATCTTCACCAACTCCAAACAGAAACAGTTCAATTTCATTTAACACGCTTTCGGGAAGCTGACGCTGAAGTTTTACAGCATCAGCAGCGGCAAAGGCCTTATTGCCATTTTCAAGCTCTGCCATTTGACACAACAGTTGAGTGCTGATGTCTAAAGCTTCTTCAGTACCGGCAAGACCTTGTGCTTTCTTTCGATCGGCACGAGTAATTGGCTTGAAGAACAAATCGACGACCTTTTGCCCATCAGCATTCTTCAAAGTGAACTTGCGACGCTGATTAAGGTCAAATGCGTCAGCGAGTAAATCAACTGTGCGTTTTTGCGCTGCCATCAAAAAAGCGGGCGAAGAACCTTCAACCCGCTAACGTTAGCACTAAATGGAAAAAAGTAAATTATTCCAAGTTGCCAGTAATAGTGCCACTGGTTTGGAAGCTACAGGAGACAATCACAAGATCACCGACGGTAGAAGTAATCTCCATGTCAGTAATGATTCCGGCAAAGCTAACCGAATCAGTGCCAGAGGTAGTGCCAGTCGTAAACAGCTCAAAAGTAGCGTCTGCAGTGTCTGCAGTAGTCAACACATCCTCAAGGAAGCCAGGCTGGCCAGTCGCGTCAGGATCGTAAACAAGTTCTACAGTGCCGGTGCCTTGAATCAGACTGCCGACATAAGAGCGAAAAGTGTTGCCGTGAACCGTAGTTTCAAGCGTGTCTTTAGTGACAGTCAAGCTCCAGCTACGTGTGCCAACAACAGTTGCATTGGTGACGCCATCAGCAGCAAATTGGACGGCGCCCTGTTCACCTCGAATGGTGGCCATGGTCAGAGTTCCTCGATAAATTCAAAGGTCACACGGACCTGAGTTTGAAAGTAGCCCTCGGGTACAGGCGTAGCCAATACTGACGGGCCGTTGGCTGCATCGAAGTAAACCCCCGACACGATGACCCTATTGTAAAGGTCTCTCACACGCTTAGCTATCACATAATTTGCACCAGGACCATTTCCTTGCGGTGTAAAAATGTTTAGCAACAATAGGCCGACAACGCGATTTCTAGAGTCAGTCGTCAACCCTTGACTAAGGTATTCGTTCTGGCCAAAGCTGACTAAACATTGAACCCATGATGCATCAACTGCTGGCTCATAATCCATGTTGTGAAACACGACAGGGATTGCCGGAACGCTTGCAAGCTCAGTAGCGAGCCTGCTTTCAATAGTTGCGCGAACGCTGTTTAGATCTACGGCTGCCATCAGCTTTGGCGCTTAATACGCTCATA